TTCCACAATGACCGCCCTAAAGGGCGAGAAATGGCGCGGAAAGGTAAACCGCGTGGAGGTCAACGAGAAATCCCCGAACATGATTGACGTGGTGGCGGTGGTCCCCTCCGACGTGGGCGGCTGGACTATCCGGGAAATGGGCGTGTTCGACGACGCGGAAGAGCCGAACATGATCGCCGTTTGCAATACGCCGGACACGGAAAAGGTCATTATCACCAGCGGAGCCGCCGGGGAAATTGAACTGACTATGCACATCGAAATTTCCAACACGGGCGCGATCTCTTTTGTCATCGACCCGAACGTGGTAACGGCCACGAAAAAGGACCTTGCAGACCACAACACGTCGCAGACGGCGCACGCCGCGGAGTTTAAGAAAAAGGCAGACGTTACCGCCCTGAACGACCACGCGAACAACAGCGACATTCACGTGAACCCCACGACGATGGGGAACTATGACACGGCCATTGCCGGACTGATCGACCACACGGAGGACACAGAAGTTCACGTTCAGCCGGGCGAGCGGGCCGCGTGGGACGCAGGCGCGGAGGCCGCAGAGCAGGCGGAGGCGGACGCGGCGGAAGCCCTGTCCGCTATTGCGGGGCTGGAAAGCCGCGTTTCCCGCGTGGAAGATGGACTGTTCAACAACATCACCGGAAACCCGTTTCTTGTGCAATTTGATTCCCTCGACGGGGTGGTTATGACAAAGGGCATTTGGAACGCGGCCAGAAACAGAATCGAATGTTGAGGGAATACGCCTGCACACGGCGGGAACTGTCCTGCATCATTGGGAATCTGTTTGCGGAGCTGGACCCGCCTTGCGCCGCGTGCGATTCCGACGCTGACGAACTGACGATCAGCGGGCGAACCTATACCGGGGCGCAGGCGGTTCTAACCGTCACGGAATGGGGATTCCGGTTCGACGGGGACCCGTCGGAGATTGAAGAAATCCGGGGAAAGAGGTGCTTGCGGCGTGGCGGATGAAAAAGAATTTATCATCATCACGAAAGCGAAAGATTTAGCCTTTCACACCTACGACATGACCACCGCCCGCCGCTTTCCAAAGCGGCACGGGAAACTTGCCGTAGACCTGATGGAATTTGCGCGGGAAATCGTGGTTCATATTCAGGACGCGAACGAACTTGACGTTCAGGACGCGGGAGAATTCCGGGAACGGCGGTATGAACAGAAACAGGCCCTTTCACGTTGTAAAGACATGCTGTTTTTGATCGAACTGGCCGAACGAAAGAACCTGATTTCAACGACGCAATGCGCGGCGTGGACAAAGTACGCCGTGGAAGTAAAACGGATGACGGCCAGTTGGAGAAAAAAGGACCTCGAACGGTTCACGGAATCCAGACAACGGGGAAACGCGCCGCGGCGGTGATCGCCGGGGCGTTTTTCTTGGGGTGCGGCTTGTAGCGTCGAATTCGTACAACGTCCGCAACGTCAATTCCTCCGGCGCGATGAACTGGAACAACGCGTACAACGGCAACAGGGGCGTTCGCCCGCTTTGGTGGAATACCGCGAATGAGTAAGCCAACGGCTGAAAACAGAGGACCACTATCAAAGGAAGCCGCATCCCTCCGCCGCGGTGACAGCGCGACGGTAAACACAAGATTGGTGAAGCAAGGCCCACGGGAACCAGTTTCCGCCCCGGCGCGGGCGCGCGGCGGGGTCCGATGATGAAGCATTGCGACGGCAGGCGCAGGCCGCTTGCCGTCCCCGCAAGGCCGATTCTATACACGGCAAGGAGTTATTTTTTATTATTATGCAACAAACAGAATTCGAGCGGGTCCACGATTTCGGGAACCTGTACGCAGGGTTTCTAAAAGCCCGCCGGGGCAAACGGGGAAAAGAAAGCGTTGCGAAGTTTGAAGCAAACCTTTTGGAAGCCCTTTGCCTGCTTTCGGAAATGCTGAAGAACAAAACCTATCGCCCGTCGGAATATTTCGTATTTCGGGTTTACGAACCGAAAGAACGCATTGTTATGACCAACGCGTTCAAAGACAAGGTGGTTCAGCATTCCTTATGTGACAATGTGTTAGAACCAGCGTTTTCCCGTACCTTTATCCGCGACAACTACGCGTCGCAGGCCGGGCGCGGGACGCATGACGGACTGTATCGACTGGAAGCGTTTATGCGGTCCTATTATTTCGAGCGGAAAGCGCGGGAAGAACAACGGTGCCGGGAGGAGGGGTTGCCGCGGCCCGACCCGCGCGCCGCCCATTATGCGGACGGCTGGGTTCTGAAATGCGACATATCAAAATATTTCTACTCAATTCCGCATGAGCCATTGAAAGCAATGGTGCGCCGCTTCATCCGGGACCCGGACGTTCTATGGCTTGTTGATATGATCATTGACAGCACGGACGACCCCGGAATTCCGATCGGCAACCAGACTTCACAATGGTTCGCGGTCATGTACCTTTCGGGGCTTGACCACTTCATAAAAGAGAAATTGGGAATCCGCTATTATGGGCGGTATATGGACGACTTTTACTTGATTCACGAGGACAAGGCGTATTTGCAGTATTGCCGCTGGGAGATTGAAAAGTACGTGGCCGGGCTGGGACTGAAACTGAACAACAAGACAAATATTTTCCCATTGCGGAACGGAATTGATTTCCTTGGATTCCGAACCTATATGACCGACACAGGGAAGATCGTGCGAAAGGTAAGGAGGAACAGCAAATGTAACGAGCAACGGAAATTGAAGAAACAGCGGGGCTTGCTGGACAAGGGGAAAATTACCCTTGCGGCAATCGAACAGTCATACGGAAGTTGGCGGAGCCATGCGGCAAAGGGCAACTGTCACCATCTTATCCGGGAAACGGACCGCCTGTTCAAAAAATTATTCAAGGAGAGTGTTAAACAATGGCAAAAAGTTTAAGTTCCCTTGCCGTTGGCGCGCTGGTCAAGGACACGGGGACGCTTTACAACGGGAAACCGATTATCTGGAAAATCGCGGACAAGAACCACGCCGGGTTTCCGGCGAATTCCGTCACGCTGATCACAGAACGCATTATCTCGCTGAAATGCTTTGACGCTATGGAGCAGAACAACGGCGACGGAAACCGCCGTTCCTACGGCAACAACCGCTGGATTTGGTCAAATATCCGCCGATGGCTGAACAGTCAAGCGGGGGCGGGCGCGTGGTACGCGGCCCAGCACGGGCAGGACGCGCCGCCGAACAACTCGAATGTGTGGAGCAACTACAACGAGTACGAGGCAGAAGCGGGCTTTCTGGCGGGGTTCTCCGCGAACTTCATTGCCGCCCTGCTGACCACGAACCGGACCGTCGGAAAAGCGCAGGTGGACGGCGGCGGAACAGAAACATGCACCGACAAGATTTTCTTTGCCACGTCAACGGAAGTTGGATTGTCGGGCGACGTGGTGGCCGGGAGCAAACTTGCGCTATTCACGGATGACAATTCCCGCAAGGCGAAGCCAACGGCGGAATGCGTATCAAAAAGCGAATACCAGACAAGCAGTTTTAACGTCAATGACCCGTGGTACTGGTGGCTTGCGGACGCTTATGCGTCGAATTCGTGCGACGTCCGCGGCGTCATTTCCTCCGGCGCGATGAACTGGAACAACGCGTACTACGGCGACTGGGGCGTTCGCCCGCTTTGTAATCTAAAATCTGAAATCTTGGTATCTGATAACCCGGATTCGGGCGGCGCATACACGATCATTTGGAACCGCGCCCCGTCGGTCCCGGATTCCATCGACGTTCCGAGCGACGTTCGGGGCGGCGAAAAACTGACCGTGACGTGGGGGACCTCCACCGACCCGGACAACAACCTTTCGGGGTATATCCTCGAACGGCAGTACAACGGCGGCGGCTGGGCGCAGGTCTACAAGGGAATCAACCGGACGTACACCGACCAGATCACAAAGGGCTGGGAGAATGTGGCGTACCGGGTCAAAGCATACGACAGCGCGGGCGCGGAATCGGCGTACAAAACCAGCGCGACACGGACGGTCATCAACAACACACCGCCCACGATCAGCGGGACAGATACGGACCTTGGGGCAAAGACCGGAGCGTTCGACCAGAAATACACCGTCACCGACCCGGACAGCGGCCAGACGATCACCGTCGTTGAGAAGATCGACGGAACGCAAAAGCGGTCCTACGCCGCGACCAGCGGGCAGGAATACACGTTCAGCGTGACCGCGGATGAATGGCGGAAGCTGTTGAACGGGTCCCACACGCTGACGGTGACGGCGACGGACAATTACGGCGGAGCCGCGACGCGGACTTACACATTCAGCAAGAACGAAACTGAAATCGAACTGACCCTTGCAACGCCCCTTGAAGCCGACGACATGGTGACAAAGGCGATTATGTCCATTACCCGGCAGATTCCGGCAGGCGCAGAATTCACCGTGGAGGCATGCAACAACGGCCACGACGATTCCCCCGCATGGGAGGACGTGACGCAGGCCGTCACCAGCGGGAGCAAGTTTTTTCTTTCCAACGACAGCAAGACGGCGGAGGAATGGGGATTCAATTTCCGAATCAAGGTGAAGCGGAACAGCGCAAGCGGGGATTGCTTTATTTCATCCGTGGGAGGGAATTTTGAATGAGCGTACAGCATAAGCGGACAAGCATCAAGAACAAGCCGAAAACGGTTGAAGAATTGACCAGAGAAAATGAACAGTTGCAAAGACAAAATGAAAGCCTATCGGTGCAGGTGACAGACCTGCAACTTGCCCTTTGCGACGTTTACGAAATGATCGAAGCGACCGTGTACGGCGCAGAGTAAAGGAGGGGCGAACATGGAACGGGTCTATGCCGATCTGATTCAAAAGGGACTGAAAACGATTGATGATGTCCCGGAGCGGTTGCGCGACAAGGTACGCGAACTGCTGAAAACGGCTGAAAGCGGGGGCGGCAATGAGTAACGCGCTGTTCCTGCTTTTTGCATACATCTTTTGCCGAAAGGAGGTGGAAACGATGGCTGTTGTTTATGCGACCCTGATCGTCAAGGGCAAAAAGACCTTGGAGCAGGTCCCCGCGCGGCTAAAAACCGAGGTGGAAGATCTGCTGACCGCCCTTGAAATCACCCTTTAAGGGAGGCGGAAAGGCCCCCGGCGCGCAATCCGCGCCGGGGGCGATCTTCTACACGGAGGGAAACAGACGTGACATTGAACGACTTATTTTCCGGGGGTGGTGCCGTCGGCATTCTGCTTGTCGCTTTGACCCTGATCGAGATTGCCCCCATTAAGATCAACCCGTGGTCAAAAATCGGAAAGGCAATCGGGAAGTGCGTCAACGGCGACGTGATCGAAAAGCTGGACGAAACCAGAAAAACCCTTGATGACCATATCAGGGCAGACGACGCGCGAAACGCAGATATGCACCGGGCCGCGATTTTACGGTTCAACAATGAGCTATTGCGGGATATTCCCCACACGCGGGAAGAGTTCTTTGAAGTTTTAAGCGAAATTGACTTTTACGAGCAATATTGCGACACCCACAAAGAGTATATCAACAACCGCGCAACACACGCCGTCGCAAATATCAAACGAGTTTACGACGACAGATTGATAAAGCATGATTTTTTGTGAAAGGCGGTGTGAAACGTGCTTTACCTTATCAGCGCCGCCGCCGGGCTAATCGGTGGAATTGCCGCGGTTCTCCTATTTGGCGGACGGCGGAGCCGCCGGAAGAAAGAGCAGGACCGCCGAAAGATCGAGTTTTCAAAACTGGTTCTTTCGGCGGTGCTTTTGACCTATTTCGCGGGGTTCGTCGTCGGCGTTCGTGTCGTTATCCTCGACCCCTCGCAACTTGGCGTTTTCCTCGCCTATGTGGGAACCCCGGCGGCAACGGCAATCGGCTTTTACAGTTGGAAAGCAAAGGCGGAAAACGTGGTGAAGATCAAGCAGGCAAACCCGACGGCGACGGAGGGAATGCCCGTAGACCTGAACAACATTCAGCCATAGCGGAGGAACACAAATGACACAGGAACAAAAAGCATTTATTGAGCGGGTGGGCGCGCTGGCCGCGGCGGATATGCAGAAAAGCGGCGTGCTTGCCTCGCTGACAATCGCGCAGGCGATTTTGGAAAGCGGCTGGGGAAAATCCGGCCTGACCGTCAAGGCAAACGCCCTGTTCGGCATCAAGGCGGGGACAAGCTGGAAAGGCCGGGTTTACAGCACGAAAACGCAAGAGTGTTACGACGGCGTGAACTTTACCACCGTGACAGCCCTTTTCCGGGCATACGACAGTTGGGAAGAGAGCGTGGAGGACCATTCGGCGTTGCTGACGGGCGCGGCCCGGTACAAAGCCGTTGTCGGGGAGCGGGACTATAAGACCGCTTGCCGGGCGATCAAGGCGGCGGGCTACGCCACGGACCCGAAGTACCCGGACAAGCTGATTCAGATTATCGAATCATACGGCCTGACGGCCTACGACGGCGCAGGACAGGCCGGAGCGGGCGGCGGGTCAAATATCACGGCTGGGGCGGAACGCCCCGCAGACGCGAAAGGAGAGGGCAAAATGAAAGCGTCTGAATTCATCAAGAAACTGCAAGACATCGTGGACCATTACAAGACACTGTACGTCATGGGCTGTTTCGGCGCGCCCCTGACCGGGGGCAACGTGTCCCGGTACTGCCAGAACCACAGCTACAACAAGCAGGCGGCGCGCACGGCCATGATCAAGGCCGCGGCGAATCAGAACCCGCCCGTTTTCGGCTTTGACTGCGTGTGCATGATCAAGGGCGTTTTGTGGGGCTGGAACGGCGACGCGTCCAAAACCTACGGCGGCGCGTCCTATGCCTCCGGCGGTGTGCCGGACATCGGAGCCGACACCATGATTACGAAGTGTTCCGGCGTTTCCACCGATTTCAGCAAGATTGTTCCGGGGGAAGCCGTCTGGCTGAAAGGTCATATCGGCGTTTACATCGGCGGCGGAAAGGTGATCGAGTGTTCCCCGGCGTTCAAAAACTGCGTACAGGTGACGGCGTGCCTGAACATCGGCGCAATCTCCGGCATGAACGGGCGCAGGTGGACCAAACACGGCAAATTGCCGTATATCACCTATGACACCGCAGGCGCGGCCACAGGCGGCGCAGGAACGGCGCAGAAGCCCGGCGGGGCCTCCGACACTTCCGGCGCGCTGGCGTTCGCCGTGGGCGACGTGGTGCAGTTTA